ACCACCGGGAGCATCTCGATCCCCAGCCCCATTTGCATGGTCTGGCCCACGACCGCCCTGATCTGATCGTCGTTCAATCCGTACTGCTGCTGCAGCCCTGATACCGCACCACGCAACTGATCATCAGCTTCGCGCTGGGCGATTCGCTGTTCGAGCGCCAGGCGTGCCTGGCGTTCAACGGCGATTTCGCGTTCCAAGGGATCGTCGTATTCGGGCTCTGCCTCAGCTTGGGCGGCTGCCTGTTGCTGTGGTGTGAGACCGAGATATTGCTCGATCGTCATCCCCGCCCGTGAGGCGAGAACTTGAATCGTCAACCCAGGATTCTGTTGCATTGCCTGGTGGAGTCGCAGTGCGTCTTCCGCTTCTCTGCGTTGCTCCGCCAGTTGTTGGCTGTGGCGTGTGAACGCCGCCTGGCGTTGATATCCCTGTAGCGCTTCGGACAGTGGGACCGATATTTCCTCACCATCGACCTTGACCTTGACGTGCCTATTGGCAGTCGCGTCGTCGATGTCGAGATATTCGGGCTCCGCTGGCGCTTGCGGTGCTTCGGACTGTTCCGGCGAAATCTCGGCTTGTCCGCTTGGCGCGGGACCGCTCTCGACCGGAGCCTCAGATGAGGCTGGTGCATCACTCACGAGTGCCCCTTTGGATTTGTTCGTGGTGAGGCCGGATCATAGCCCAGGTCAGTAGGGCGGCATCGCTTCCATCGGCGGCGCTTGACCGGGCGGCATCATTTCCATGTCCGGCGGTCCTTGCATCATCTCGGGTGGCATCTCGGGTGGCGTCTCCGGCGGGCCTGGCGGCGGCGCGCCGAGTTGCTGCAACGACTGATCGGCGCCCGGCGGTGGTGTCGGAGGCGGCGGCTGCTGCACGAAACGACCGGCATCCTTGATCCCGAATCCTTTGGAAAGCAGTTCTTGGTAGAGCGCGGGCATGTTGACGACACCCGCTTCCATGAACGGCATCGAGGCATCGACGATCTGCAGCGCCGACTGACGCCGGAAGGTCTCGTTGCGCGGCTCGGTCGATCCACCTTGAACCTCGAAGTCGAACTCACCCTTGATCCGATCCTTGTCGAAGTTGACCCAGCCCTTGACCGGCATCGTCACGATCCGAGCGACCTGATCGCCGGTCGTGTACTGCTGCATCAGCCCGACGACGCGCTCGGCGATTTCGCTCAACACCAGTTCGACCTTGGCGAGACGGTCCTGGGCGCGGCTGTTGGCGGCGTCCTGGATCATCGCCGCTTCGGTGGCGGTGCGCCTGATCTGCTGCTGTGGCTGGCCACGCGCGTAGTCGCTGACGCCGGACACGCGATCGAGGTCGTTGCTGATCATCGCCGACTGGTCGAAGAACTCGGCCGGGGTGACGACCGCCGGGACCGGCGCCATCGCTGTCGACGGATCGTCGTCGCCCTGGACCGGGATGAACACGTTGTCCTTCTCGGACTGCATCGCCTCGACGCCGTCCTGATCGAAGCGATCCCTGGCATACACCCAAGCACGGCGGAACTTCTTGCGGTAGTTGAACATCTGCGTGCGGGTCTCGTTCAGTTCGAGTTGCAGGGACTCGATCTGGGCGACATCGCCGAGCGGATAGAAGTGGTCGGGGACTTCGTAGTTGCGCAGCATCACGAACGGATGCCCGAACGCGTACGGCATCTTGGTCGGCTTGATCAGGTACGCCGGGTCGTCGTGGTCGTCGGTGGTGGGCGTGAACGTGCAGACCTTGTAGCGCCGCAGGTCGTAGAACTCGATCACTTCGCAGAAGCGGATCGCCCCCTCGTTCTGGGGCTTGTCGTTGCTGTCGCGCCCGTCGCCGTCACTGTTGTCCCAGCGCGACCACGATGAGCCGCTGACCCGCTTGCGTGCCGTCGCTGAGTAGCGGCTGTCGACCTGGACGTCTTGCACTGGACGCCACGTCCGCTGGGCGATCCAACGCATCTCCTTGGGGTGGCGTGCATCGGGGTCGACGAACATATCGAAGATGCTGACGCGCTCGATGAACGGCCGATCCTCGTCCCACTGCAGCATCTCCGATTCGACGTTGCCTTCTCGGTCTTCGCGGTCGTCGATGCCTTCTTCGTCTCCGGCATCGTTGGCGTCGGGCGTGTCGGTCTCGGCCTTCTTGACTTCTGGCTTCTTCGTCCACTTGTAGCCGCACTTCACCCAGCCGTGCCCGGCGAGCAGCCAGTCGAGGATCGCCAGGCGGAACTCACGCTGGTAGTCGTAGGTCCGCCACAGCCAGTTCAGCACTTCTTCGGTGATGATCGCGGTGAAGCCGGACTCGGGGTTGCGGGCGTTGACGACGAAGCGCGGGTTGTTGATCGCCACTGCCGGGGCCATCACGTTGATCGTGGCGAACACCATGTTGACGACGAGTGCATCGGTGGTCGGATTGCCATCGAGGTAGCGCCCTTGGTACAGGTCGATGTAGCGCTTCCACGAGTCGTCGTAGTTGGTGGTCTTCGATGTCCGCCAGTTCTTCGAGCGTGCCAACTCGTTCTGATAGAAGCGCAGCAGTTCGGTCTGGGTCTTCATGATTCGCCCCGTTCGATCTTTGGGTTACGCGCCAACTCGCGCTCGTTGTCGGTACCGAGATGCTCGCGCAGGAACTCGCCCTTGGTTGTGTGCCAGCCCCCGTGGCCGACGAGTGCTCCGCCGCGGAAGCCGAAGCCGACGCTGCTTATCCGGCAACGGAAGCACTCGTCCCGGCCAGGTTCAGCCGGTTTGCCACAGGCGCAGTTCACTCCACGCCGGTTTGCTGATCGAGCCACGACACGAGTGTGGCCCGGTTCCGTCCCTGGCGCTCACGATCGAGCAACGCCTGGATGACGTTGTCACGATTGTCGTCGTCGGGCAGCCCGTTGACGTAGGCCTTGACCTCGTCGATGGTGCCATCGAGCGGGTCCTGCACGGGGTCATCGGTGCCGGGCGCGGTCGTGGTGCGCTCGGACAGCAACAGCGGGGTCCCATCGGGCGGCGTCGCGTATTCGCCGCTGTAGCCGGTGTACGTCACCGTGTAGTCGAAGTAGCCGGTCTGGCTGCTGACGGCGGTGATCTTGTACTCGACCCACTTGCTGGTGTCGTCGCGGTAGTAGATGCGCAGCGGATCATTGACCGCCCAGGTGGCGGTCGGATCGTTGCCTTGCGACACGGTCTTGCTGACGAACACATGCGTCACCGTGGACGGCTGCACGTTGTTGACGCGGACCTCGCCCGCGAGGATGCCCGCCGCTGCCAGCCCGGTGTCGAACAGCCAGACCGCGAACGGAATCGCCGTGCCCGCACCAGTGCCCGGCCACAGCTTGCTGCCCCAGTTGATCCCTAGTGGCGGATTCTCGCGAGTCGACCACCGCCGCTGCGGCTTCTGATGCTTGCCTTTCGCGATCGGGCGTTGATGGCGCTGGATGCGGGTCTTGGCCATCAGCGCTCAGTGTCCTTGGTGGTCGAGCGCGAACGCGACTGGGCCTGGACGCGGGGCTTGGTCTTGCCGCGATTGTCGACGCGAGGATCGCGACCGTTCTCGTCGACGTCGCTGGGACGGACGGGCTCGTCGGAGACGTCGGCCTCGTCGGCGGGACGGTCCTTCAACCCTTCGGCGGCATCGGCCAGTTCCTGACGGATTTCCTCGCCTTCCCCACGCTCGGTGCGCTCTGCCAGTTGCTGAGAGCTATAGGGGCTGACGATGATGTTGTCGTCGGGCCCGACATCCGGGTTGTCCAACGACCGCTCGCCCTGGAACTCACGCAGGGCGTCGGCTGATGCGTCGTACCCTTCACGCGCGTCGCCACGCAGTTCCGCGCTGCGCTCAACGTCAGCGGTGCTGGCCTGGTCCTGATCCCTCTTGCTTGTTGCCATCTTGGTGGCCTCCTTGGTTGGGTTGGATTCTCTCACTTGGGGCGGACTGCGAATGCGCCTATCGGATCGCGGTCCTTGGTGATCGACTTGCTGCGCTTTCCACTGATCACGTCACTGAACGATTCCCCGAACGTCTGACGTTCCCACCATCCGACCGAACCCGAGGGTGGGTCGCGCTTGGGGACGAACTCCGCGAACCACACGTACTTCAACATCTGCACTGCGATCGCCAAGCTGATCACACGGTCATCGAACGGCGAGCCGGTCATCTTGCCCTTGTCGGTGCGCACGAACGTGCGTAGCTCTGCCAGTGTCTCGGCATCGTGCAAGACCAGCTTGCCTTCCGGGCGCAGTTCCTTCGCCAACTCGTCAATCATCAGCGGCTTGGTGACCTGCGTAGTGTGGAACCCCAACACGTCTGTGGGGACTGAGTGTTTGTACTTCGGGGAGCGCTCGTAATAGATCGGGTGGTAGCGCGCACGTTGGATCGCCTTCAACACGGTCAGACCGTGGTTGTTCGATTCGACCCCGAGCAGGGCCTGGCGATAGAAGCGCCCGAGCGGGACGAGTACGTCGGTGCCGAACAGGTCGGGGTCGATGGTGCCGTGCCAGTGAGCGACGACTTCACCATTGCGGGCGTTGATGACGTGAGCCGAGGCTTTGTCACTGTGCTCCAAGCCTTGCGACGGGTCGGCGCCGACAACGTAACGGTCAGCTTCTTCGGGCCAAGCCCAGATGCGGAGGGCACCCCCATCTTCTACGAAGCGCAGTTCTCGGGTGAGGTATCCGCGTGTGAGTGGGTTGCTCGACTCAATCTCACGCAGCATCCGCAGATCGAAGACAGGCCGTCCTGATTTCAGGAACGCGTCTTCGGGATTGTCGGGATACTCCTGCGCCATCTGCCAGTCGGGTAGTTCCGCCGATCGGGCGTCGTACCAATCCTGGTCGCGACCGTTGGCCGACCACGGGAAGAATAGGGGTTCGAAACGATTGTTGCCGCTGATCGCTTCCCCCCACAGACGATGGAACAGGTTGCCTTCCCCGTTGGCGGTGGAGAGCATGATGATGCGACCACCGACATCCGCGACGGGCTCGATCGCGCCCCACGCTTCCTCGCTGTTGGGGAGGAATGCGAGTTCGTCTACGACGACGAGGTACGCCGACTCACCACGGGCGGGATCAGACGCCGAGGGCAGTGACTCGATGTAGCTGTTGTTGGTGAACGTGAACGTGGTCAGCGTCTGATTGATCGGACCGCCACGGAACTTCATCCACTCCGGCAGGAACTGGTAGCCGTACTTGGCTTTCGTCAACAGCTTGATCGCTTCCCGCTCGGTGCGCGACAGCATCAGCACCGAGCGATCGGAGTAGAAGAACGTCAGCCAGAACGCGTACGCCGCGATCAGTGTCGAGAACCCGATCTGGCGTGCTTTCAGGATCAGGCTGTAGCGATAGTTGAGCCACGAGTGGACGGTCTCGACCTGGGCTTCGAACAACTCGAACTTGATCCGCCCCTTGTCGGGGTGACGGATGAACCAGTAGTGCTCACAGAAGTACAGGAAGCCTGCGAGCAACTTGTCGGGATCGTCGGTCTTGGGCGCGCATCGCCGCCACTGCTTCTCGTTCCAGATTTCCTCGAACGAATAGTCGTCTTCGAGGATCGTCACGGCGTCGGATCGGGAGGCCAGTTGGCGACGACGGCTGACGTGATCGCTCCGTCACTGACCACGTCGTCATCGTGACCGGGAGCGCCACGACCGTTGGCAATGCCAGTCTCGTACGCGACCTGTACCGCTTGCGCCACAGCCCAATGCATCGGTGTCATCCCCACCGTCCCGTTGCGCACCTGCTGCGCGAAGACGGTGTCCATCAGGTCCGGGTTGTTGGTCGCCTCACCGTAGGCCGCGGCCTGGACGCGCTTCTGCAGGTCGGGATCGTTCGCCGCTTGCGAGACGATGTTGAAACTCATAGCAATGCCTCCAACATTTCGATGCGCTTGGTCAATTGTTGAACGTGATCAAGCAGGGCGACGGTGACCTGCGCGTAGTCGATGCCCATGCAGTTGCCGTCGATGTCATGGCTGACCGCGGACGGCAACACCTTCTCGACTTCCTCGGCGATCATGCCGAGCCGCTCGCGTATTCCCTCATGGCCGAGAATGCCGATCTGCGGCGCGTGCTGCCAACGCTCAGGCGTGTACTCGTCGTCGCCATCGAGGGGGACGATCCGCAACGCTGGCACCTTTGGTCGGAACGCCACCGGCCGCAGCGACATCACGTCCGGCACCGCTACGACATCGTCCCACGGGTCGCGTACGACGATCGGTGCCACACGTTCACGCAACGAGCGCACGTCGCGCTTGGCGGTGATCGTCGAGTTCGTCTCGAACGCCGACGCCGCGACCGGGGCGTAGCCACTGAGCGCGCTGTTCGTGATCTTGACTCGCTCGCCGTTCGCCCCCGCCGCAACAACCTGGGGAGCGACGCCGGGCGAATGCAGCACAAGGCGCGCTTGCTGATTGCCGTCCAATGTCGGGTAAGCGAGGAAGTGCCCGTTGGGCCAGTTGTAGTCAGGTGGGTGGTAGCTCGACGTGATACCGCGCACGGCGTTGAGACGGGCGGCGTCCATCGTCATCGACGCCGCGCCACCGCCCACCGTGCGCCAGTAGTGGACGCTTCCGTCGTAGTAGCAAGCACCCTTGGAGTTCATGTGCAGGTAGGTGTTGTCGGACTCCATCGTCGGTCCAGCCGTGGAACCAAACTGCAGCCGCTTGAACACCTGCACGGTCTGGGCGTCGGCGGAAACCAATAACCCGAGCCGACCATTGGCGATCTGGAAGATCGCGAAGTCTTTGACTCCGGTGCCATTGAAATCCTGCAGCAACTGCCAGCCGCTACCGAGACTGATTGCAGCCCGTCGCGACGTGGCATGGATGGATTCGGCCGACGTGATTCCGCGTGGATAGGGCTGCGCATCGCCGCCGCCGATGATGACCTCGCCGCCCCACGTATTGAGGTTGAGCGCGATGTTCGCACCTGCCGCTGTGCGAGCCTGGATGGCTTGGGGTGCGAGCATCAGCCGATTGGCCTGGCCGATCGTCAGCGCGTGGATCAGCGACGAGGCGCTGATGATCGTCGGATCGGTCAACCACAGCTTCGGCAGCGTGGTATCCCAAATCGCGTCGCTCAACGTCGCTGACTGCTTGACGAGAATGTCGCCGAGCACGCCACCGGGCGGTAGCGGTCCACCACCGACACCAACGTCGACCCATGTGCCACCGCTGCGAACTTTCAGGACACCCATCAGACCGCTCCTACATCTTCGACACCGAACCACGTCGGGAACACGTACAACGCCCCGGCAGGCGCGGTGGCGGAACCAATCGCGATTCGTAGTGACCGCGCCACGCCATCACCAACGACATAGGTGAACCCGGAATGCGTTGACCAGTTGCGCCGGAAATCAGTCCAAGAATCCAGCCACGTTCCGACCGGCAGTTGGGCGGCTCCGTCATACAGCGTGAGTGACGCGGTTGCCGACGTTTCACCACCGTCCTGCCGACCGCAGGCACGGAACGACCACCCCAAGCGATACCGGCGACCCGCCAACAACGTGACCGCCATCGCGGGTGTCAGGAACGTGACCGTGTTGACAGGACACGACACTTGTGACCCATTGTTCGCCACGGCAACGAGACCGCGTGGTAGCTGATTGATCGCTGCCTGCAGGTTGGTCGCTGTGATCGGCGCGCCAGGCGGCGTGAAGCTAATCGCCGAAGCGGGCATCGCCGGGGCAACAGCGTCAGTGTCGTACCACGTATCGACGAGCGGGTTGAGCGGATACGGGTCGTCCGGCTGCACCATCACTTCATCGGGCCCGATCGGACCCTGCGCGCCGGTGGCGCCCGCCGGACCCTGCGAGCCGGTGTCGCCCTTGATGCCTTGCACGCCTTGCGGACCCTGGATACCTTGCGCCCCGGTGGCACCGGTATCGCCCTTCAATCCCTGCGGACCTTGGGCGCCGGTGTCACCAACTGGACCCTGAGCGCCGGTCGCACCCGTGTCGCCCTTGACGCCTTGCGGACCGGTCGGGCCGGTGAGACCGATCGGGCCCTGAGCACCCGTGGCACCGGTCGCGCCGGGATCGCCTTTCAGACCTTGCGGGCCCTGCGCGCCAGTGGCGCCGGTGTCGCCCTTGACGCCCTGCGGGCCGGTCGGTCCAGTGAGACCGATCGGACCTTGCGCACCAGTCGCACCGGTATCGCCCTTGACGCCTTGTGGTCCCGTGGGTCCGACTGGGCCCGGCACGGTCGAGTCGGCGCCAGTGGCGCCAGTGTCGCCCTTGACGCCTTGCGGGCCGGTTGGTCCGGTTAGGCCGGTATCGCCCTTGACGCCTTGTGGTCCTTGCGCGCCGGTCGGACCGATCGGACCTTGCGCGCCAGTAGCGCCGGTCGCGCCCTGGATGCCTTGTGGTCCCTGCGGACCCTGCGGTCCTTTGATCGAACCGACGTTGACCCAGGCGGTGCCGTTCCACATCCAGCCGTTGCCGCCGGAGTCGATGACGTAGTCGCCATCGGCGTGGGGTGGCGGCACCTGCACATCGGTGGGCGGTCCGGGGGTCGGGATAGCTCCGATGAAATTGCTGCCGCCACCCCCGCCACCGCCACCTTCTTCGATGGCGGCGATGCGCTTGTGGATGTCGAAGAACGCGCGCCGCTCCGGGTCTCGGGTACGAGCCTCGTACCCTGCGCGCCCCTGGGGTGTCGTCACGACGCCTCTAGCTCGCGCTCCCGTGCGGCACGCTCACGAGCGGCATGTTCGGCTGCGATCTGATCGAGTTCTTCGTCGCTGAGGTCTTTGGCGGGACGGTGGAGATGAACGTCGATGCGTTGCGGCTTCAAGCCGTCGACGATTTCGATGTACTTCGAGGCGGCGGCAACGTGGCGGGGATCGTCGGCATCGGTGCCGGTGCGGTACAGCGTGTCGAGCAGGTTCTGTTTACGCTCCGGCGAGCCGACCGTGGAGAGATAGTGCTGTTCCCAGGCGAGCAGGAAGGTGCGATCTTTCTTCCAGCGCGTGAGCACGGTGGCGGCGACACCGTGTTGCTCGGCAAACTCCTTCTCGGATTGCGGCTCACGATCGCGCTTGGGCGTGCAGAGCCATTCGATGAACACCTGCCGCCGGAAGTCATCGGCATCCGACATGGGTGACATTGTGACAGACTGCGCGCACCGAACGATGGGAGACCACCATGCTTGCTGATATCGCGCACGGTCACGTCGATGGCGCCGACGTGTTCTTCCTGATCGCGGTCATCTTGGCGGTGTTCGCGGGTCTGGCCTACGCCAGCCGCCGCGTCGACGCCTTACCGTGGGCACCGGTGCTGCTGTCGTTCGCTGTCGCCTGCGCGGCGTTCGCCTGGCTGCTGCTGTAACGCTGACACCTTCGACTTGATCGCCAGCGATCTGTACGCCTTCGGCGTTCCAACGGTTGGTCAGCCGCGCCAGTTCGTCGGGCGGCAGGATTCGCTCCTGACCGGCGAACCAGCGCAGCGGGAACCAGCGTCCTATTACGCCTTTGCCCAAATAGCGATCCAGTCGATTTCGATGTCGCCTTCAACGCTGGCGTCGGGCACGACGCCGTCAAGCGTGGTCTCGGTCTGCAGCACCCAGTGCATCGAACCGGAGCAGCCATCGGCGTGGTCGTTGGGGACGCGGTCGGTAGTGCGTCCGAGTTCCTTGCCGTCGAGCAGGAAGATGCACAGGTTGTTGCTCCACTCGATCGCGTAGCGGTGCCATTGCGTCATGTCGCAGGTCTTGTTGCCGAGTGACCATTGGTCGTTGCCGACCGTGGCGTTCAGCTTGTGCATGAACCCACCGACGTGATCGGACTGGTCCAGGTCGACCTCGGGGAAGTCGATTTCGCCGATGCCCTGCGACACCATGTCGCCGGTGCCGTTCTTCTTGTGCTGGGTGTTGGTGCCGTAGTCGGGCCACAGCAGCCACGCCACCTTGTAGCCGGGGAGTCGATCGGGGAAGCGCACGCAGACCTCGTAGCGACCGAACTTCTGGCCGGGCCACTTGATCGGGGTGCCGTTGGGAATCTTCGGCACGGGCGCCGCCACCTGGGGCTGGCCGTTCTTGGTGTGGATGTGCTTGCGCAAGATGCTGTCTTTGGCGCTGAGCACGGTCTGCGGGTTGTACTGCCCGTTGCCGGACGTGTCGTAGTAGTTGTTCGGGTAGGCCAGCAGCTTGTCGGCGTAGGGACCAGGGAAGCTGCCGAGCGCCATGTCCTTGTCGAAATCGTCGCTCCACACCAGCTTCCACCCGGTCATGTCACCGGTCGGGAGCGGAATGCCGCTGGCATTCTGGCCGCTCGGGGGCGGGGTCGTGCCGCCGCCGCCACCTTCCTCCAACTCGACGTATTCGGTCAGCAGTTGGGTGAGGTTGTCGCGGAGTTCCTGAACGTACTGGAACGCGGGTGTCGACATGAGCGGGTCCTTTCGCTGGTTGGTGGCCTGCCCCGGCGAGCAACCCCACCGTAGCCGACCCACTCACCCGATGAGTGGAACATCGTTATATAGGGGATATAGGTTAGTTACCATGCTTGCATACTTGGTACCAGTATGGTAGCGTGGTACCTATGAAGCTTGTAGTCGATGAATCCCCCCGGCGACCCAATCCCGATGAGGTCACTGTGCAGATGAACCTACGGGTCCCTGCCTTCTACCGAGAGCAGTTGGTGCGCGAAGCGCATGAGCGCAACATCTCGATCAACCGTCTGCTCGTCAACGGTCTCGTCCGCGCCTATCCGCCCGAGCAATGAGGGTCGCCGGTATCGACCCCGGCGTCAGCGGAGCGATCGCACTGATCGACGACAGCGAACGGATCGTCGCTGACCTGCCGACCGTCTCAGTCGGGACCACCAAGCAAGTCGACCCGGTTGCCCTGTCGCAACTACTCGGTGCCTGGGCACCTGAGCGGGTCGTGATCGAGGACAACCGGGCCAACGGCGGGAATGGCAGTATCGCAAACTTCTCGATGGGATTGTCGATGGGTTTGTGCATCGCCGTGATCAGCCTCGGCGGCTACCCGTTGATCCGCTGCAAACCGCAGGAGTGGCAACGCTCGGTGGGGCTGGCAACGGTGCCCGCCAAGCAGCGCAAGCCAGCATCAGCGATGCGGGCGCGCGAGTTGTTCCCGGCGCTGGCTCCGACGCTGCAACGTGTCGCCGACCACAATCGTGCCGAGGCGCTGTTGATCGCCGAGCATGGGAGGCGGATGGGATGATCGCCCGTTTCATCGAGGATGGCTCGACGGCACAGAACAAGACGTGATGGGCGCGGAGGCAATACAACCCATCATCGACGATCAGTACAACGCCGACTACGCCGCCTGGTTCGCGCAATATGGCATCGCTCGCGCTTGGCGTTGGGCAGGCAACGAACCGGATGACGACATCCCCCCGCCGCCACCGATGCCCTGCGAGGTCTATCGCTGGGAACGCCACGGCGATGAGTTCGTGCTCGTCTTTGATCGGATCACGCGATGACTGCCACAGCCCTCGCGCATGATGAGTTCGTGGCAACGCTGCGCTACTTCATGGAGAACGCCACCACCGCGATCGAGCGTGACCTGGCACGCGTGGCGCTCGACCTCTACGAGTTGTCGGCCGAGCATCCGCCGACCATCGAATACATCAACCGCTACGCAATGAAGGTGCTCTGGCCAACATGAGTCTCGACCTCGAAGAACTGGAACCAACGACACGCAACGACTACCGGCGCGCGAACGGCGCACCGCAGGTCGTGATCGACGGCAAGAACGAGCGCTACTCGCGCCCGTCGTCGTTCGCCGATCCGCTGGACGACAAGAGCGCGCTGGTGAACTGGAAGATCGACCGGGCGTGCGTCGGTGTCGCTGGCGATCGGGCGTTGCAGGCGCGGTGGTGCGCGCTCGATCCCGAAGCGAAGGATCAGCGCAAAGAGAAAGAGAAGCTGCGCCAGGATTCGATCAGCGCCGGACGTGGCGCCGAGGCTGCCGATATCGGCACCGCGCTGCACGCGATGTCGGTGCGATGGGAGAACGAGCCAACGTTCTCACCACCGGAGCCGTACCTGTCGTCGCTGATGGCCTACGAGGCGGAGATGAAGCTGCTCGGGCTGCGCACGATCGCGTTCGAGTTCCACACCGTCAACGTCGCCTACCGCTGCGCCGGGACCGCTGATCGTCTGTACGAGTTGATGATCCCGTTGACGCCGCCGGATGGGATTCCGATCATGCCCGGCGAGTACGTGCTGGCC